GCCTATTGGAATGCCTACCCTCTCCTTTCCGCCTTTTTTGTTTGTATATTCAAACGTTAAATCTATATCTGGCATTATCCTACTATACTCTTTACGAAGTGCTCTAGAATCTTGAGCAAGTAGGTAGTTATCAACAAAATCTCTTATATCTCCTATTTGTTTTGAATCACTAACTGAAGTAATAGTGTATTTAAGTCTAGTAGTAACCTCTGGAGATACGTTTTGATCTAATTTTTTAAGACCTTTAATTTCGTTTTCAATTGAAGTTTCATCTCCAGCTGTAAGAATTCTAAAAGTAATTTTATTTTTAGAAACTGGTAAGGTAAAATTAAATTCGTTTTTTTGTGCTTTCTCAAAATCTTTATCAATAGGTTTATTTTCTATTTTACTTAAATCAACTTCTACTGTTTCGCCCATATAGTATACTGGGTAGGTAGATCCATAAGACAAAATACGTGCAGCTATCATAATAGCATTCTTATCTCCAATTAGTAAATCATTGTATTTTATACTTTTATCTACTAATAAAGATTGTAATAGTTTATCAATAACTATACCTTGATTTATATAGTTTTGATTAGTAAGAATATCTTCTTCTTTAGCTGTCATGTATTTCATTTCTACAACACCTTTAGCTAGAGGAGAATCTTCAGGATATAGTAATCCTTTTGAGGGTAGTTCTACCATTTCGGTAGGTAAACTAAATTTTGAACTCATAAATTTTTATTTAAAACCGGTTTATATATAAATATAAGTAAAATAAATTTTGAAACCAACTATTTTACGAAACTTTTCATAACTAATTCATTTTCAAGATTATTTAGAATAATAGCTGTTTCGCTACAGAATAAATTTATAAAATTTCTATTTTTAGGATCTAACCAACTAAATCTACCGGCTGATCTATCACATTGGTCTAGTAATTTACTATTATCACTAAAATTCTTTTCATTTATACCTATAAAGTCTTTTATACGTTTGTAAAAACTACATTTATGCATATTTTCTAAGGAACCAGCAAATATAAGATCACTATACATATAAAAATACTTAGGGTTATACTTAGAATTAAAAAAATCTTGAAAATTATCGTATTTATTTGTAAATTCATCGAGAAACATTCTAACTCTGCCTGATACTTTAGGTAGATCAGTTCTCCACTTTAATACTACATCATATTTTCCTAAATTAAAACTTGATAACGATTCTTCTAACCTTACCCACTGTATAATTCTTTCAAAATTACCATCCCAATGTTTTTTATCCTTATATTTATGTTCTAAAAAAAGCATTTCAGGTTTATATACCTTATAGTATGTATCAACTAAGCAATCAAACTTATCGTTTTCAGTTAAAATTATACTTACCGGATTTAATTTAGCTGAATTTAGTTTATATTCTTTATCAGAATGGATAAAAATATCACATCCTTCTAATAACTTTCTATTTAATTCAAAGTTTTCTTGTGATACGAAATCAACTCTACCTGTTATTATAACTGCTACTTTCATATATAAAAAAACCCGGAAGACCCGGGTTTAGTTTATTTAAAATGTGTGCCTGAATTAGTAATTTAAAATACAATAATCCATTGATACAGTGATTGCTACTTCAACTGATTCATCAGATGTCCAATCATACTGTCCAAAATCACCGTTAGTTAGGAAAGCTCCTTTAATTACCCACTCTCCAATTATATCACCAACAGGTCCTAATATATTTAATGTCAGATCTTTTTTGTAAAAATCTGAATATCCAGCTCTACCAGTTACCGATTCATAAGAATTTCTAGCCCATTCCATTACTGCTTGAGCACCAGAAGGAGTAATTGGATCATATAACGTCATAGTTATATCTTCCCATTCTCTCTTTCCTCTAATTTTTCTATATGTGTTAATGTGATCTAATTTGATAACATTATCTGTAAAAGTAGGTGCTTTTACATTTTTTATCATGAATGAAGGAATGTTATCAATAAGCATAACGAATCTATTTTGAACTTTAGGTTCGAAAGCTTGAAACATTATATCGTTTGCGTCTAGTATTGCCATGTTCTTATTTTATTATAAATATCTACTTTTCAAATTAATTACCAAATGATGCTCCAGTAGGCTCTACTACGAAGTCTAGTACTATAAATTCTGCTGTTCTAGCTGGCTGTACAAATATCTGACCTACTAGTTGATTTCTATCAACAACATCAGCAGTATTATTACTATCATCCATTACTACTCTGAATGCAAATAAACCTTGTCTTTGAATCACTGACTCTAAGTATGGATTTACTTGTGCTAAGAATTTATTTCTTGTTGCTACTGTATTTTGTTCGAATACTAATGTGTTAGCTACATTTCCAATAAACTCTTTAAGAGCGATTAATAATCTTCTTACATTTACTCTATCTAAAGCAGAAGCTTTAGTTTGTAATGTCTTTTGACCAAATACTGCAATACCAGTTCCTGGGAATGTAGCAATTGGGTTTACTTTTGATTTATATAAACTATCTCTTTGTGAACGAGATAATCTTCTTTCTGCTTGAATTACTCCAGTTAAGCCTCCTCTTACTAATCCTGCAGGTGCAAACCAAGGTGCATTAGCACCATCTGTAAATGCATAAACTCCTGGTATAAAAGTAGAAGCTGGACAGAATACGTTTTGTCCTGTTGCTGAAATAGTTTGTAGCCAAGGCCAATAAGATGCTGCATAAGATGAATTTAATGTATCTGCTTGACCAGTTACATTAGCTACTGTAGCACCATAAGCATATAAATCTGCTACATAAATAGCATCTCCTCTTGACTCACATAAATCTATAATTGCATCAACTACTGTTCCGTGATGCTGATCTAAAATACCTGGAGCTGAGATTACATTGAATTTGTAGTCATCAGAATTTCCTAGTAATGTAGTTATTCTATCAGTATAACAAGCAGCTATTAAACCTTGTGTATTAGTATCTATATCACCAAAGTACTTAGCAGCTACAACATTAGTACCTGTAGCTCCGTGGAATGATCCTGATGATGCAATTGGTAAAGAAGCAGAATAACTTGCATTAGCTGCATCTACTTCTACTGTTACTCCATCAGTACTTAAATAATTTAATGTTTTTAAGTTTACAGCTTTTACTCTTACGTAATTAGATCTATTAACAAAGTCTCCTGTAGTAGTAACATTATCTCCAGTGGCAGAAATAGCTTTTACTTGGTCACCAATTACATTAGAGATATAATTTACTGAGTTTGGATCTAAACTTAAGTTATTAAAAGTTTCTAAAATTACTTTTTGTTTTAAACTATCATCACCTCTTCTTATTGAAAGTGAAAAAGTTCCTAAAGCATTATTAATATTTGATACTTCCCATCTTAGGTTATCAAGTGAACCAGTCATTAATGAACTATCGCTATTTTGTTTTCCTGCGTCAAGAGTTCCAGTTGAATTATTATAAATAACTCCTTTTCCTAAAGTTTCTAATTCGAAAGGCTGCACACTTAATTTATCTGAAGCTGAGATGTGAGTAGCAGTTGCTGCTGTATAAGATCCAGTAACGACTCTTGCTACTAATAAGGTATTTCCTCCTTGAGAGAAGTAATTTTTTGCTGCTATTGAAGTTAAGTATTCTTGTTTTGCTGATCCTGAATCAAAAGTATCGCCAAAAACTCTTACGTATTCGTTATATGATGTAACGGTAGTAGGAATTTCAACAGGTCCTTTGACAGTTGGTCCAACTATACAAGCTCCTACTTCAACTGGAGCTGGGGTAATAAAAGAAATGTCATTCTCTCTTTGAAATACACCTGGTGAGATGATTTGTTCTGCCATGTTTGCTATTGTTAATATTTAGTCTATTATAAATATATGCGTAAAATGTAAACCAGTTTAGAATAAACGGTTCTTAATTACTTATATAAATATCTAAAAATGAACCTAAAAGTATTATTATTTAGATTTTTTGGGAATATATTCAAGCGTATTAGGATCAACAGTTCCTTCCCCGTAATCATTTATAAGCTTTTGACCTAAATCTTTCTGTAATTTAGATACATATTCGTAAAGAGCGAAAAGATCTTTCTTTCTCTTTTGTATAGATAGCTCTAAAAGTCCTATATCTGCTACTTCTTTTTCTATATTAGACTGTTTTTTTAAATAATCTTTTATAGCATCAGTGTAAGTTTTATTTAATTTTATTCCCATAGTATTATACGTAATCCATTATATTATCACTACATATGCCGATATAGTCTTTTAATTCTTCTTTTGGTAATTCCGGCATTACAGTTATTGCGTTCTCACATTTAACTCCTGGATAAGCCCATATGTACCCTTTTGAGGTTAATGTTAACTTATCATCCTCATGCCAAAAGTAGTTCAGGTATACTCCTCCTCTATCTATCTCAACTAATTTATTCATAGCATCTATATTCTTACAGTGTATCCATAAGCTTCTATGTATATTTTGAAACCATTCAAAAGGTATAGCATATTGAGGTTCATCATGACCTAAAAAGAACTTATTATTCTTAAACCAAAAATCTACTTCTACTTGAAAACCAGTTCTTATAGCATTAGTTATATAAGAAGGTTTGTTTTCATTAGAAGGATCTGGTCCGTTTAAATTACCTCTATGTGAGATTAAAATCATTTATAATTTTCTAAGTAATTTTTAAGATCTTCGGGTGTGCCTAATCCCCACATTTTCTCTATATTGAAAGTTCTAATTATTTTATTATCTTTTATAGCTTGGTTAAAAACTGGGCAAACATAAAATTCATTATTTACTCTAATATCTTCATCTATCATTTCTTCCGCATACTTAACAAAATCAGAACCTTTTTTCCAATAATAAAATCCTACTGTAGCAATATCAGAAATAGGCTTTTTTTCTGCTACTTCAGTTACTACTCCTTTATCATTAAGTTTAGCAAAACTCCATTTAGGATGAGTAGCTTTAAATGTAACTATTCCTCCATCAGAATCAGTTTCATTCATTTTATATAAAAATTCAGTAGAATCCCATTCAACAAATTGATCTGAGTTCGCAAAGAATAAAGGGCTATTATTATTTATATATTCTTTTGCTAATAATGCAGTACATGCTGCTCCTTCAGTTACTCCTTGAGTTTCTACTATTTTACATCCAGGAGTAATTAAATTAAGTAAAGTATCTAAATTATATTTTTCTCTATGTTCTTTTTGAACTACATAAATATAATTTGCTTTTATATTTAAATTATCAGTTACTACCTGTATCATTGGTCTACCTTTAACATCAATTAAAGGTTTAGGAAATGTATATCCAGCTTGTTCAAACCTACTACCTGCTCCAGCCATAGGAATTAATACATTTAAGTTTTCATCTCTCCATGCTGGTTTGGATTGCTTTTCACCAGAGTCAATGCTTTTTACTTTATTCATAATATTTGTTGTGGTTACTTCAGTAGGATTTTTTACTCTAAGAATATAAGACTTACTTCTCGAAGCTGCTAATAAACCATAAGGTGAATCTTCTATAATTAAAGTTTCTTCAGGTAAGCAGCTCATCATAGAAATTGCTTTCCAATACATTTCAGGATGAGGTTTACCATTTTTTACATCTTCATTAGAAATAATTAAATCAAGGTACTCTATTAATCCTAATTTAGAAAGTACAGTCAGGCAAGTTCGTCTGATAGAGTTACTACAGACAGCTAACTTAAATCCGTCATTATATAAATTTACTAATGTATCGATTAATTTCTCGTTAGGTTCTATAGTACTTAACTTACCTAAAGTTAATTGTTGCTTTCTTTCCCAAACCTGTTTATGTATCTCTGATGGTAGTCCTTTTTCTTTAGTAAGTAAGTCTAATTTTTGAAAAGTTTTTAAACCGTCATACTTATTTAAATGTTCTGACCAATCTATTTTATACCCAGGATTAACTTCACTTAATGCCTCATTCAAAGCATCAAAATGCATATTCTTAGCTTGAACTAAAACTCCATCTAAGTCAAATATAATTAATTTAATTGAGGCCATTTTCTTTTATATAG